CATGATTACAAACTTCCACCCCTTATCTTTACAGTATTCTTCTGCGGCATTCCACTTAGAGCTATTCGTGCCCCAAGTCTTAACTTCATTCAAATACCGCTTGGTTGGCTTATTTTTCTTAGTGTTCTGAACAGTCGGAGGTATTGTCTCTTTATATGGCTTTATCTCTATCAGTAGCTTCTCTTTCTTACCCATCTTATTCGTCATTTCGACATAGAAGTCTGGGAAATATCGATGCATCTTACCGTCAACGCATGATCTATACGGCACAATTATCTCTTCCGACGACCACTTGGTGACTCCTGGGTGAGCATCGATATATCGGCAGAAATGAAACTCCCAGCTCGAACGATATACGATATTAGTGTAGTCACCCTTGTATTTGTGAGGGTTCTTGGGATTAAATTTGCCTTGGTGATACTTTGCCATTGTATATAAATATCCATGTTACTATTATTCTTATATTTATACAAAGGTTCCCAAAATGGCAGACGTTATATCCTCTAATCTACTCAAGACAAATCCTGTAGAAGCTATGGCAAGACGAAAGGTCGAACAGAAAGGACCTTCGAGTGTACTCACGTTCCCTAAGAATCTAGGCGCCCACGGCATGCTCATGAGATTCTTTGAGTATAGTTATGGTGGCCCCAAGGGATCAGAATCAAAGCCTATAGCTGAAATAATGCTTCCATTGCCTAAGCAGATACAAGATAGCTTTAAAGTAAATGTTGGAGGTGATGAGCTAGGCATTTTAGGCACAGGTGTTGCTCAACTAGCGGGTAATCCTTCAGATATGGAAGCAATAGGGTCAAATCTAGGAAAAGCTGTAGCCTCTGGACTGAGTTCTGGTGCAGATGCTATAGGCAAGTCAGTGACTGGAGATACCAGCGGTATTCAATCAGCTCTAGCCGGCACCGCTGATGCGGCTGGGTTTTTATTAAGAGCAGGACTAGGGTCAGTATCGCCTGATATAGCAAATGGTATCAGCGTAGGTCGAGGCACAGCCGTTAATCCATTCGCAACTCTAGTATTTAAAGGTGTTGATCTTAAAGTTCACTCACTAGAGTGGCTATTATCTCCTGAGAGCGAAGAAGAATCTCGTGAATTAAAGACTATTATTCGTACACTTCAGCGCATGATATTGCCTAAGACTCAATCACCTCTCGGAGCTGATGCTGATAACTTAGGGCTGAGTGCAATCGATAAGGGCATATTGAGATATCCCGCGATGGTTAATATTTATCTAATGGGAGTTGACCAGTCTTATTACTTCAGATTTAAAACGTCAATGATATCACAATTAAATATTGATTACACTCCAGGTGGTATAGCTATTCAAAAAGGTGGTAAGCCATCACAGATAGGCATCACAATGACATTAAACGAGGCATTTATTCATACAGCAGACGATAATACCACATCGGATTTAGTTAAAGAAGAGATAGCTGAAAGAATAGATGCACGAGTGACAGATAATCTATCATCAACTGATAGCGAATCACGTCAATATGATGCTAGCCAAGTTAGAAGCCCTGATGGAACAGCACCCTTAGCAAATAATACTGCAGGAGCAGATGAAGTCACGATGACAAGAGCACTAGCTGACGGCAGCACAGCCACGTCCGTACTCACAAAAACTCAATTAAAGGCTCAGGGATTCACTGATGCTCAACTTGCTGGCACTGCACCTTCTGGTGTTGATAACGTCACGTTCACACCAGGAGCATAGAATATGTCATACTTCACACACTATCCCAAGACAAAATTTGGTGATGTCACACTACTTGATATCACTCGACGAGCTAAATTAACTGAATTAGTTAAGACTTCAGCACTATCGTACATGAGCTACACAGTACAAGAAGACGAGAAGCCTGAGGATGTAGCATTTTATTACTACGATGATCCTTCTTATGCTTGGTTAGTACTTATGTCAAACAATATTGTTGATCCATATACTCACTGGCCTAAGTCTGCACTTAATTTAGAGGCGCATATTAAAAGCGAATACGCATTAAAGTCTGGTACAACAGGCGATGCAGTAATAGAGTGGAGTAAGAACGCAACAATAGGCTCTAATATAGTTGAATATAGATCACACATCGATCCCGATATTAAATTAAATAGATCATCATACTTAAATACACCCACGTCTGAGTTCTATCCTGTACGAGTATATGACTATGAGTTTGCATTAAACGAAGAACGCCGGGAAATCGTTCTGATGAACAAAGGCTTTCTACCTACGATTGCAGATCAATTGGGGTCAGTATTAAATGACAAATAAAGCATCACAAGCAGGCTTTTATATACTAAGAAGTCTGAAAATACGACCATTAATTAGCAACTCACCCGATGCCCAGCTTGATTATGTAGAGATGTCGAAGACTATTGTCAACTGGAATATAAGCGAGTCGATTAATTCACCCTTTATATCAGGCTCAGTCACGATACTTGAGAGTGATAACATACTAGAAGACCTTCCTATCCTAGGAGAAGAAGAGATAGAGATAACGTACACAGATTATTATGACGAAACAATCACACAAAAGTTCTTTATATATGCAGTAGAAGATATTAAGCCAGGTAATAGCATTAATGATCGAATGGTTATGTATACAATCAAATTCTGTACACAACAAAAGCTTAATAGCGATACAAAAGAGATAAGAAAGTCATTTGGTAATACAAAGATAAGTGATATGGTTAAGTCTATATACGAAGAACACTTCATTACTGGTAATAAATCAGTAGATAAAGAGATAGAAGTAGAAGAAACAGATGGAGAACAGACAGTAGTCATACCTAATCTAAGACCTGATGCAGCAATACAGTTTTTATCTAGAAGAGCGTATAGTGCCACAAATAAATCATCCTTATATAGATTCTTTGAGACAAGAGAGAAGTATTACTTTTGTACGCATGAGTATCTTATCAGTAAATACGCCGATTTTGAGGGGATATCCACTGATCTCAGGAATCGCTTATTTTTTATATACAACACTGTTGATGATAACACAGGACCAGGGCAGAGAATAGCGCAACAATCCGTCAATGATATCACCTACGGTACCAAGGTAGATACAATGTCTGATATGAAAGAGGGTACGTATAGACGAACCGTCACTGAACTCGACTTTGGTCACCGTACCAGAATCACACGGACCTATGACTATACTGATGACTATGAGAACTTCAAGGCGCCAGATCCAGTGAAGCTAACACACTCTTCATCATTTGTCAACAACTATATGGGGCCGAGCCAAGCGCCTGAGACTATACTGATGACAGACTTTCCTCAGATTGGCATGAACGAGGGCCAGAATAATCAGCGAAGACCGTATCAGCACTACTATGAGAACTACACTACTAAGCCTATCATAGACTATCATATGAATAGGAACGCCTTTCCGATCACGATCAATGGCAGACATGGGCTGTATCCTGGTATGATTATTAACCTAGAGCTATACAAGTTTAGTAATACACTAGCAGGTACCAGAGAGATTGATAGAGAACGATCTGGTAAATATATCATAATGAGCATCAACAACGTATTCAATGGTGATGACTATAAGCAATCTTTAACGATCACAAAGGGTGGATTAGCTAAATGATTGAGTTGACGCCTTTTCGAGTTGCTACTTCTATTATATCACAAATTGGCAGATTGTCAACAAATATTCTAAAGGAATTTGATTCATGAGTGGGTTTAATAATATGTTACATTTCATGGGTGTTGTAGAAGATACGCATGATCAGACTAATAGCGGACGAGTGAGAGTACGAGCATTTGGTATTCATCCCCCAAGAGATGGCCAAGCCGATAGTGAAGGGGTGCCGACAGCGCATCTACCATGGGCTACAGTACTAGACGGTACGTACGGGCTATCTCCTATCATACCATCTGTTGGTGATTGGGTATTTGGTTTCTTTATAGACGGAAGAGAAGCACAGTCGCCGATCATCATAGGCAGAATGCCGGGAATGAACTTGTCTTTTCCTCATGGATCTGGTGAGCCTGGCGAAGACGGCTATATTCCCCCAGAATCTATACACAAATATGGTGAGCCTGAGCTTCATCGATACAATACTGGCGAAGATGCAGACAAAGGTCAGACGATACTACAGAGATCGTATCAGTATAATAACATAAGTCAAGCCGATGGTCAACAGTTTGATGAGCCACCGATCATAACACCCGAGAATAATCTTAACAATAGAGTTATACAGAGTAAGAATGGCGATAACTTTGTTGTGATTGGTGATGGTCAAGACACTGAGAGTGGCGATTATATGCTCATCTCGCATAGTTCTGGTAGTGTGTTTCAGATAGATTCTAATGGCACTATACTGATGAAGTCATTCGGCGACACTTATCATAGTGTAGACGGCGTTGACTCGAAATATGTGACTGGTAGTTCCCATACTAATATACAAGAAGACTATACGCTTAAGATAGAGAAAGGCTCAGGCAAGATATTCATCAACGGCGATCTAGACATAGAGTGCGAGAACTTTAACGTCAATGCACGTAATCAAGTTAATCTTAATGCTTCAGTCAAGACGAATATCTCTGGCGGGGGTGTCGGGATATTTTCTACAGTCGATGATGTTAATGTGATGGCCAATGGGAGTATGAAGACTAAAGTAGGCAACCTCATCAATCGAGGGGGATTCTATGTTGCTGCTGACTTCGGCGATGTACATCTAGACTCATATAAGATGAATCTATTCAGTACATCATACACGAAGATTTATTCATTAGGCACGCCTTCACTCAGTATACAGACGTTACCGTTTCCGGATGCAGGCCATTTAGGCGTAGATATCAGTTCTAAGACATCTATGAGATTAGACGCATTAGCTACGATGAACATCAATACGCTCGGCATCATGGGAATTAATAGTGGGGCTGCCCTCGGCATTAAGAGTATCGGCACACTTGACATTCACTCAACAGCACAGCTCGGAATTGGTGCTACTGCACTACTCAATATAGATGGCTCATTAGTGAATATCGGTAATGGAACAGCGGCTGCAACGAGTGGGCTAGCCACAACAACTATCGCAGCATCTATAGCCCCGCAGATAGTACAGAAAGCAACAGGCACCATACCGAATGTGTCTGTTACTGAGAGAGCTAAAGTAGTACTGCCACCTGATATTCCAGGCTCTCGACCGGCTCAAGTCGCTATCACTGAGAGAGCATTACCGGCTATGACGAGTACTATGGGATCTGGAGATAATCTTAACGTTGATAAATAGTATACTAGGCTAACAGTTGCTACTTCTATTATAGCACAGAATTGACAATTGTCAACAGAAATATACGAAAGATTGATAGTTAGTATGTGGACTTGAAGTTGATACTTCTATTATACAGCAAAATGTTCCCGCTGTCAACAGAAATATACGAAAGATTGATAGATAATACACTGGGCTTGAAGTTGCTACTTCTATTATAACATAGAATTGACAATTGTCAACAGAAACATGAACAAAAGATTAGTATTATATCGACTAGGCTAGCCGCTACTACTTCTATTATAACATAGGCATGCCTATTGTCAACAGAAACATGAACAAAAGATTAGTATTATATTGTACTGTTAGTACTATTATACACCAGGCACCTAAGTATGTCAAGTAAAATATACCAGGCGCCTA